CGTACTATGGGAACCATCAAAGGGAGCAAGGGTACATCGGGAGAAATACTTACCCCATCGGCATGCCTAGGCGTGCTAGTTGATTAAGGGCAAGATGTACCCACCCAATGACCTCAGAATAGCGGAGTCTAATTAGACTGAACTTGTTGGCGTATGCCTAGGCTTACTAACAATGCAAACCATACTAGCTGAGCGAATAATCTGAGCAATTAGCATCTAGCTGATAGCGAAGCGGTGAAGGTTTAATGCATTGTGTAGGCAATCGCCATTTATGGTACTGGTGCAAACGTTAAGCGACTAGCGGTAGTATTTGCAAATTGTTTTGATTATTCACCAATGGCAATCAATCGCGGTTGTCATTGGTGAGTAATTAATTTATTGGAGTATTCAAAATGAAACACTACAAGTTGTCATATGATGAATTGGCAAAGCAAGGTCGCAGATATTACAACGATACTAATTTTTGCACAGTGATAGCGTTGGCGGTAGCTTGCGACTTACCCTTTGGCAAGGCATACCATACTTTCAAACGTGTAGGTCGTCAGCACCGCAGAGGTACGCTGAGACGGCAAGCATGGGACGCGTTGGCGGAATTTGGAAGGGATATGAATATGGACGAACAGAAACAAGCCGAATGGGAAGGCAGGACAGTCAATCAAATGCTTAAGGATTGCAAGCATTGGAAAGGTAGATATTTTGTATATATTAATCAACACGTGATTGCAATCCGTGACGGAGTCTGCGAAGATTGGACGGCATCGGAGCGTTGTTGTAAGCGTAAAATTCAAGCAGTCTACAAGATAAAATAACCCCTTACTGGGCAACGGAATGCCCTTCTTTTTAACTAACATAGGTAATTAAATTATGAAATCATTAAACGAATTGAAGCAGGAATGGCAAGAAATCGCATTTACTTACGAAGACGAAGCGCGATACGCTTGGCGCACAGTAGATGTACATGGCACAGATTTTGATGGCGAATATCAATATTTAAGCGACTTAATTAATACTGTTCATAGTATATTAAAAGAAGAAGAAGAAGATGAACAATATTAAAGTTAATCAATCAACCCAAGGGCAATGGACTGCCCTTCTTTTTGATTGCATTACTAATGCCCATTTGGTATAGTGGGTATTATTAATCTAATCAACTTAAAAGGCGGCAATATGTTAAAGATAGCAAATAAAGAAGGTTTTAAATTTGGTGAAAGTGCCTATCTAATTGGTAACGAATTCGGTTTATTATGCGTGTCCTATGGTTATGATGAGCGGTGCGCGTTAGATAGTGCAGTTGATGCAGGGTATATGGACTCTGAGCGTATGACCGATGCAGACCATGCAGAATATGATGCTAATGGTTGGCATGATTCATTTATATATGCCGGTAATGCCAGTGAGCCATTTTGGGCGGAACGTCTATGGATTAAATCTGCAAACGAACGTAAAAAATAGGAGTGATAAAATATGAAAATTAACAATCTTAAAACTAATGTGACAGAATTATTTACCAATGATGGCGCGGTGATTATGTTCAGCTATAATACGCCAGTCTGTGCCCAGTTGTCGGGCGGTGGATTTGTCAAGACTGATGAATACTATAGCCGTACCACTAGCAAGCATATTAACCAATGGCTCAATGGTGTTAATGCTGAGCCGGTATCGCAGGACTTTATTGATAACTTGGTAGGATAGGAGCAAATAAAATGTACGCAATTTATTTTAGTGGTTTTGATTATCATAAATTTGCTGATACTTATGCAGAGGCAAAAAGCATTGGTAAAAAATCAGGTTTTAATTATAGAATTTATAAAGTATAGGAGTAATACAATGAAAAAATCACTTGAAGAAATAACAAACGCTGTTTATCACATGGCGGAGCATGGTTGCCTATGGGAAGCTACGGTAAAAATTGAGCGACTCAAAAAAGCTTCACCCGAAGGCTACTTAATGAATTATCTACAAGATATAGAAAATCAAATAGATAATATTCGCGGTAGTCTAAAAGAGTTAGCTGAGTAGTAGTAAGCATCACATAACGCCTTAGTTTGCATTCTGAGGCGTTATCTAATGTTTATTGGTACTACCCTACTGGGTATGTGTAAAGTGTCTTAGAACGTAATTAGAGAGGTTTTAAACTATGTGGGATTTAACAGGTAAAAAAGTGAAAGGTATTTATCTTGGTGTTGAGGTAACAGGTATTGTTGAGGCAACATACGTTAATTATGGTACTGCTGTCACGCACCATGTTATTTTAGATAATGATTATCTTAATGGTAATGTAACACGCCCTAGTGGTGATGTTGTTTTTATAGACTCTAATGATGTAGAGGTGTTATAATGAATAGTGCAAAAAAGAGAAAAGTAAGACGCGCCAAGATGCGTGACAAGATTGACAATGTGTTAGTCAGTGTTATGGGCTACTCACTAATGGCAATGGGCGGTGTTATTTTTGCCAGTGCATGGTATTGGTTCATAGTGTTAATGTTTCAATTAGAGGTGTAATAAGATGGATATTTCGTGTACCCATGAAAATCAACATGCGTGGTGGGAGTACGATGCGAGAGGTATTCCCTTATGCAGAGTATGTGATAATTGTTATGATGAAAAGATGGCTCAGTTTAAGCCAGAGGTTCTTCATAACTCAAACTATGATACCGATGAAACAATAGAACCAGAGGAGTATTGAGATGAGTATTAAATTTTCAGTATGGGTTGGTGGTGTTGAGGTTAATGACAACCTACTGACGTTAGATGAGGCTCAGAGAATAGCTAAGAACTGGTTAGACGAGGGCTATGATGACGTTCAATTAGATGCGTATAGAGAGGTGTAATATGACTTACAGCGAGTATAGAGGACAGCTTAGAAACCTAAGCGAGAGGTACACACGAGCCTACAAGGAGCATGGTGCGACTTCGGCAGTGACTAAGAACCTTAGACTGTTGAAGGCTAATCTGAGGAGCAGTAACCCAGAGTACAGCAACAAGTACAGCTATGAGTTCCTAACAGGTAAGGAGTACAAGCCCTATGCATAACGTTCTTAGAAGGGCTTGGCGAGTATGGGCGAAAGCACTGGGCGATAAGTCCGGTGCGAGTAACCGCGAGGCTGACTTGATTGCAGTAGTAAGGACTGTTATAATCGGAGTTAATTTTATAACCTGTTTCTTTATCATGGCAGGAGTGGTTCACAACTGGTGAAATTGAATTAGGTACTGGTAATGGAGGAAATACAAATGAGTAAAAATTATATGGTAGGTTTTAGTTATACTGAGTTTTCTAATGTAAGAGTACGCGCTGAGAGTAGAGAGGAAGCAGAGCGTATCGTTTATAAAATGTTAGAGGATAATGGTATGCTTGATTATGAGTATGACGCGAAAATGACTGATAGAGATTTTTCAGTAGACTACATTGGGGAAATAAATGATGAATAACATTGTAAAAGATTTTATACAAGGTGTTGTACTTGGTGGTGTCCTTATGTTAGGATACATATTATTAACTAACTATCTGGGAGTATAAACGATGACTATTGTAGATGTAATGGAACGTGTACGTGATGACTACAAGAGGTATGCAGATTTCCGCAGAAGCCAACACGGTGATTGTGAGGACAGACGTACTTCTATGGAGGTAGTAGAGGTTGTTGACTTCTTATTGGAACAACATCAAAGGTTAGAGGAGAAAAAAAGTAATGTCTGATTTGTACTATGGTTTTGATGATTTAAACGACTACGAGCGTGGGGAGTTTGACTGTGTGCATGGATACCCTGCTCTCGATAACCAATCCGATGACTATTATCTGGGATATGGTCATAACTACGGACTAATAGAGACCCAGAGTGGAGCGTGTGCCCATGCTTGATATACTTGAGTTAATGCACAGTGAGGTGCAGGAATTACAGAGTAGTAAAAACCTATGTGACAGTGATGTTATATTGCTGTATGCTTTAATTGAAGATATAAGAGAGGAGTATTTAGAATGCTGTGCAGAATAACTGACGACCCTAGCTATGACTATAGCGACTACTGTGAGGGCAAGGGGGCGTATGCTCCCTATGAGGAAGACCATAGAACTGAGCCAGAAGATGACCCAGAGAACTGGGAAGATGCTCACCTGTACCCACCAATATCGCCAGAGAAAGCTAAGGAGTTAATTGCCGAGGTCAAGGCTAGACAAGATGTGTTTAACAGACAACTTAAGATGCACTTTGGAGGTGACTAATGAGACATTTTTTAGTACGTAACATAACCTTACACGATGATGAACAATATTATGAGTGTATTATTATTTCCCATGATGATGACTTACCCGAATATGCAAATGAGTGGCTTACTCTTTGGAATAATAATTGTTTGCCTACTGACTTAGATGCAGATGGTTCTTTTCATATTGATAATGGTAAGTCTACTGATATGGAAAAGTACAGCTTTGTTGACAGGGAACTGGGGGAGCATGAGGCAGTCGTTTTGTCTGACTTGTTCCTGTCTTGGTCTTGGAGGGATATAAGTCGGTTCATAGAATATAAACTTGAAAGATTGGGGATTAAAGATGAGAACTACAATTAGTTTGTTTGGTATGCTGTGGTCTATTGAACTACGGAATGGTGTAGGGTTTGACATAGAGTTTGTGAACAGTAGACCAGTGTGGGTAGAGAGACTTGACTTAGTAACAGATGAGCGTACATGGACAGCCATGCCCTTTGAGGGCGTGGTTATCCTACTGCCCTTCATTAACATTAACATTGGTCGTTGCTATGTGGAGATAGATGATGAGTAGATGTAAAGCCTGTGACGTAATCTTGACTGAGCCAGAACTGAAACGGAAAGACAGGTCTACAGGTCTGCACTTGGATTTATGTAACACCTGTCTCAAACATTCAGACCAAGCCCTTGAAGATGATTGGGTGACATTTGACAACGATGATGATATACTAAATAGTATTGACGATATTCTAAAACAGGAGGTGTTGCATTAACTAAAAATATGTGTTATAATATTCTTAGATACTTTGGTTTATTACTTTAAAGATATATCCTAAAGTATCCTAAGGTAATCTTTTATTAATTAACAGAAGGTAAATTACTATGGCAGTATTAGAAGGTAACGTAGCGTTCGCTAACCTTGACGAACATGAAATGTATCAAGGTCAATCAACTGGTAAGTATTCTTTGGTTCTTTCTTTAGACCCTAAAGATGCTGATACCTTAGCCAATAAGGGTGTCAAACTACGCGAGTACGAAGGCACAGCACAGCGTAAGTTTAGCACTAAGTACGAAGTACCTATGTACGATGCTGATGGTGCTGAGTTTACTGGTCGTCTAACCAGAGGCTCTAAGGTTCGCGTTCAGTACGCAGAGGGTAAGCCGCACCCTGTACATGGTACGTCAACGTATCTGTCTAAGGTGAAGGTCTTAGAATTAGCCGAAGCCTCCGAGGGTGGCGGTGACTTTTAATGACTGACTCTCACTTTGTCCGACATGAGCCATGCCCTGCGTGTGGCTCTAGGAACAACCTAGCCAGATACTCAGATGGTCATGCAGTCTGCTTCACAGTGGACTGCAACCATTATGAAAAGGCTACTGGTGAGGTCGTTGAAAGTAAACCACAATCAACTAGGAGATTAGAGATGACAGGTGTTGTAGCTTCAATCCCCGACAGGCGTATCTCTGAGGCAACGTGCAAACAGTTCGGTGTCACAGTAGAGTACGGAGCATCGGGACAAATTGTAAAGCACCACTATCCCTACTTTGATAAGGACAGCGGTACACAGACAGGGACTAAGTCACGCATCGTTGACAACAAATCATTCTACGCAAGCGGTACGTTTGATAATGTAGGATTGTTTGGTCAGCAAGCGTTCAAGAGTGGCGGTAAGTACGTGACTGTTGTTGAAGGAGAAGCAGATGCCCTAGCAGTATCAGAGATGTTTGATAACAAGTGGGCGGTAGTGTCCATACGCTCTGGTGCATCGGGGGCAGTCAAGGACATCAAGGCAAACTTGGAATGGCTTGAGACATTTGAAAACGTGGTTATCTGTTTTGATAACGACAAGGCAGGGCAAGAAGCATCAAGAGCAGTGCTTGATTTGTTCACCCCTAACAAGGCAAAGAACGTAGTGTTGCCTATGAAAGATGCAGGGGAGATGCTCAAGGAACGTAACGTGCAAGGGTTCATCAAGGAATGGTGGAATGCTAAGACGTATCAGCCCGATGGGATTGTGGCAGGGAGCGACACATGGGACTACATCGTGGCACAGGAGGAGGTCAAGTCTATACTGTATCCTTGGGCGTGTCTCAATGATATGACGTATGGATTTAGGGAGAAGGAACTGGTCACAATCACCAGTGGTTCTGGCATGGGTAAGTCACAGATGGTCAGAGAGTTGGAACACTATTTACTAGGTGCAACCGATGACAACATTGGCATACTCGCGCTAGAGGAGGACATACCCAAGACTGCGCTAGGGATAATGAGCATTGAAGCTAACAAGACCCTACACTTAAGCAGAGATGCCTCAAGGGAAGATAAGAGAGGATACTGGGAACGTACTCTAGGGACAGGTCGTGTCTTTATGTTTGACCACTTTGGTTCTACGTGTGAAGATAACTTGTTGTCAAGGGTACGCTACATGGCTAAAGGTCTGGACTGTAAGTGGATTATCCTAGACCATCTTAGTATCGTGGTGTCCGACCAAGAGACAGGTGATGAGCGTAAGGCTATTGACAGCATAATGACTAAGCTACGACAGTTAGTACAGGAGACAGGGATAGGCTTGTTCCTAGTGTCTCACCTACGCAGACCCAATGGCAAGGCACATGAAGATGGCGGTCAGATTAGCTTGGCAGAGTTACGTGGTTCTGCTTCTATCGCACAGCTATCCGACATGGTGATTGGATTGGAACGTGACCAACAACACGCTGACCCACAGGTTCGCAACACGACCACAGTGCGCGTACTCAAGAACAGATACGCAGGGCTTACTGGTGTTGCGTGTTACCTGTACTACGACAAGGACACAGGGCGTATGATTGAAACCACCTGTCCTGTGAGTGACGAGAAGCAGGAGTTTTAATGAAGCAGTTTGTATTTGACATAGAAGCCAATGGTCTTAACCCAGACAAGGTGTGGTGTATCTGTATCCAAGAAGTAGGTTGCGATATAGTTTACTCAATACACCCCGATGGGATAAAGACAGGTCGCTTCAATGAGTGGCTTGAAGAACAGGGAGAGTGCGAGTTGATAGGTCACAACATCATTGACTACGACATACCTGTCTTGGAAAGACTGTTAGGTGCAGACTTTAGTAAGTGTAAGATAACTGATACATTAGTATTATCAAGACTAGCCGACCCACAAAGAGAGGGGGGTCATTCCTTAGAAAACTTGGGACAGCTACTAGGTTGTCCAAAAGGTGAACATAATGATTGGGACAGTTATTCGCCAGAGATGGTGGAGTATTGTGAGCAAGATGTTAGGGTCAATGTCAAAGTTTACAACGCGCTACGAAGTGCTTTGTCTGACTTTGGAAGCGAAAGCATTAGCCTTGAGCATCAAGTACAAAGCATTATCTCAACGCAAATCCACAATGGGTGGTTGCTAGACCAAGAGGGTGCGTTTGTACTACTGGCTAAACTCAAAGAGCGTAAGTTTGAATTAGAGGAAGCGGTGCATAATAAGTTCAAGCCGTTGCCTACGTTTGTACGCAAGGTCAAGCCTAAGTTCAAGAAGGACTCTTCATTGTCTGTGGTAGGTCTCAAGTTCCTTGGGGAGCAGTGGGCTACAGTTGGCGGTGAGTTTAGTAGGATAGACTACCCAGAGTTTAACCTTGGTTCACGACAGCAGATAGGGCGGTACTTACAATACTTTGGTTGGAAGCCTAAGCAGTTCACTGAAAAGGGTCAAGCCATTGTAGATGAATCAGTCCTAGCAAAGGTCACTAATATACCCGAAGCCTCTATGATTGCTGAATACCTATTGGTTCAGAAGCGTATTGCACAGGTACAGAGTTGGCTTGATGCTGTTGAAGATGATGGTAGAGTGCATGGATATGTAAATGCAAATGGAACTGTGACAGGGCGTATGACACATTCTAGCCCCAACGTAGCACAAGTACCTAGTTCGTCAGCGGAGTATGGTAAAGAGTGTCGTGCCTGTTGGATAGCACCGAAGGGATACAAGGTGGTCGGTATGGATGCCAGTGGTTTAGAACTGCGTATGCTTGCACATTATATGAACGATGAGGACTATACAAATGAAATACTCACTGGAGACATTCATACAGCAAACCAACTTGCTAGCGGTGTTGACACAAGAAGTCAAGCGAAGACTTTCATCTATGCGTTCCTGTATGGAGCAGGGGATGCAAAAATCGGAAGTATCGTTGGAGGAACTGCTAGAGATGGTAAGCGACTTAAGCAGAAGTTCCTGTCAAACACGCCA